CTTCTTGTCCAATCTGATCTTCTTCGCCACCATAATCCCTTAATCCGTAGTATGGTGGACTTGTTACACACATTTGTATTGGTTCTGTTATGGTTGGAATTGTGTTTCTACAATCTCCAAATAAGATAGTGTCCTTCATTAGATGCAATATGCGAGGGGTGGTATTCCTTCAATAAAGATGTTGTTTACAACTTGCTCAAGTCTTGCCTGAGTTACATTGCCTAGTCTATATCCTATTGGCATAGTAACAACTCCAAATGCTTTCTTATATAAATGGAATGCACCTGAGGGGATAAGACCATCAGCAACTGCCTTTCTGTCATCACTATGAACTCGAATGACTCTACCAATAGTTTGTGCCATTTCGATAATAGGTAAATTTCTCAATAGTATAGTATGAGTTAGTCCTGTTACATTGATACCTTCACTAAGGATAGAATAATGAAAGATAACAAATTTCTTGTCATTATCTGCACCCCATGTCTGTAGAGTATCAAAAAACTTTTCTCTACCAACTTTTACACCATTGATGATAGCACCAAACTTTGATGTGATGTGCATAACGTCATATCCATTAGTCTTGAAATAGTCAAGAATAGGGGTCTGACCTAACATCTTGCCAAGTATTTTACTACTAGGTGCTGATACAAGTATCTTATGGTTACCATCATCAAGACTATTAATCATGTCCTGTAGATTATCAGCATCTACGTCATGTGCATTATCTCTGTTCCGCACTCTATTTGTTTTAAACGGAACTATCTTAGGTGGAACTATAGCACCAGTATCGATAAGGGTTTTGGCAGGTACATTGCATATAACTTGACCCCATACTTTGCTGTTGCCCATACCATTTTCCGCACCACTTTTACTCATTTTAGGTGTTGCTGTGAAGTAAAACTTACGATCTGCGGTAATAGTTTTTACTGACTCAAAAAAGTTCTTTTGTGTTCCATTATGTGCTTCATCATAGTAGATAGTATCAATTTCAATATCAAGTGATGCTTTTACTTTATGAAGTGAATGGTATGTAGTAAAGATTAGAATGTTCTTTGTGCTTTTGTGATACCAGTTCTCTAGTCTCTTTGTTTTAGTAGTAGAGAAGTAATGAGTCTCTCCTGAGTGAACATGAGCAACATCAACATCAGTTATGAACTCTGTAAACTCTGCACATAACTGATTAGCAAGTAATATACGAGGTGCAACAACTACAATAGTTTTTGGAACTGGACTATAATAAAATGTTTTGATAGCGTCATGTATCATGATATATGTTTTACCGCCACCAGTAGGCACAATCACTTGACCTACATCATGCCTGTCCATTGACTCCTGTGCTTTCATTTGATGTGGACGTAATTGCATAATAATAACTTCAATAATATTATTATACAAGAAAAAACCCCTTTGTGCAAGGGGTTGTGACAGTATAAAAATTGGTCTATCTGTTTAGAGTAGAATTAATAGCATCACTTTGGTTGCCAAGAATATTAGAGACCCAATCATCTTCTGACGATTCAACTCTCTCAACTCCTTCCCATGTAAGACCAAATTTTTCATACTCCAAATCCACCTCTTTGTTCGAGGTTCGATCTTCGTTCAACATCAATAAACTCTCTCCGTTTTTTCTTTAGATGATGTAGTTCATCATCAGTGTACAATTCGGGTTTCTTTAAAGCTTTATTAATTTGCTTTATCATTGATTTGAGTGTGATTCCTTTGTTGTTCATACCTCTTCTAGGGTCGAGTCCATTATAAGGTGTAATCATGAGGTTGTCAAGTTGAATGCTTTTTCAAGTGATGACACATCTGCTCTCTTTAAGAATGTATCATTAAACCATCTTTTGTATCCTTGTCTCGCACCTACATTTTGCTTATGATCTTTGTTGCCATGCTTATCTGCAATGGAAATCCAGTAAGTAAAGAATGGCACTCCTTCATAAAATCCATCAATCTTACCCCTATTAGGGATTTGAATGTCTGTAGGTTTTGAATAGAATTTTACATTCTCTCTTACAATCCAACCAGCAGGTGTAAGTTTTCCTTTCTTTGCTATTGCAACTGGTTCAACTTCTCCATCATCATCTTTAGTTTCTGCAAGTAATTTGCATAACTTAATAACATTTCTTGAGAAGTCTGCTTCAGATTTTATATGATATAAGAATAAAGAAGTTAGGAATGTTTGATCGTAGCAACTATTGACTCCTGTTATTGATAACAAATCATCAACTGCTTTGATAGTTGGCAAGTATTCATATACTGCTTGCAAGGTTTTCATTCTCTTGTATTCACTCTGTGTGATACTGCTGTCATTAGATTCTGTCCATAGTCCTCTACTTCCATACTCCTCTGGATTATCAAACATACAAGTATATGATAATGCTGTCACAAATTGACCTTCTTGAAACTTTTTAGTTTTTGCTGTAAATTTTAAAGATTTCATACAACCAGTAACAACCTCTGCAGCTATTTCAGCTGCTGTAGGATTATCAAATGCCCAGTATATACTTCTTAAATCTTTAAGAGTTTTACCACGATACTTAACTGCCAAGACATTTTCTGGTACTCTATCTGAGAGTCCTTCTTCCCACACCAATCCCCTTGAATTAGCGTCTAGTCTCCATGTATCTCCTGTATCGTATTCTTCTCCATCTTCCCAAATATCTGGTTCTAATAGTTCTCCAAGTGCAACTATATGATGTGTTGGAAATAATTTTCTAAGATGATCTATTACACCTTTCTTTTTAATTCTGTTGCGTGTATTTCGCTGTGTTATCCACTCTGGATAATCTAAAAATTCTTTTCGTGTTATGAGTCCTATCAAGACATCATCAACACCAGGAAGTGCATACCACTCCCCAACATTTAATTGGTTCATTTAATTGTAATCCTCTATATTAGTAGGTAAATGCAATATGTAAACAACTGGTTTGTCGTTCATATCACGTTATTATATATCAACTTAAAAAGTTTGTCAAACCTTTGTTAAGTCTTTGTGTCGCAAACTTAACATAATCTTCATCAATATCATATCCGATATATGTCCATGATAAGTTTTGTGATGCAACTCCTGTGCTTCCAGTTCCCATGAATGGGTCGAGAACTATTCCATTTTCAATACCAGTAAGTTTTAAACAATCTTCAACTAACTTAGTTGGAAATACAGCAGGATGTTTTCCTCTAAGTTCTTTGCTATTAATAGTTTCGTATGGTATAAACCATGCGTTACCTTTGTCTCTTAGATTTGGTTTTGGTTTATCAAGTGATTTACTATGTCTTAAGTTTGCTTCATAGTACTCATACTTGACACCAATAGATAGTCTATCAATATTAACATTACCATCTTTAGTAAAGTGAAATAGATTCTCCCATGTAGGGCATAAGAACCTTTTACTATTAATTGGTTTAAAATGTCCACTTGTCTTATCATTGACATGAATAGATTTAACCCAATTAATATTATTTTGTAATACCCAATCGTCTCTTAATGTCATTGCAACTTCCATGCCAACATAGGGGTCAACATTTGAATAACCCATATTGACAAATAGATGTCCTTCATCTTTTAAGACACGTTTTCCCTCTTTAAATACTGTCTTTAACCAATCAAGATAATCATGTTTAGGTTTATTATCAGCATATAGACCATATTTAATATTGAGGTTATATGGTGGGGAAGTGATGATAGCATCTATCGAACCATCATCAAGTTCTCTCATTCCTTCAATACAATCTTTTAAATGAATTATATTCCGTTCCAAAATGTATCCACTTGTGTTGTTTGCATATTTCTTGCGAAAAAATATAATCCGACATTACATAAAAACCAACATAAATTGGTTATCCATGCTTGTCTCCAACAGTATCTTCTATTGCTTTGGACTATATACATATTCCTCTCATTCATAGTTGAGTCAACTGATAGAGGTCTAAATTTGATGTATTGCTCAAGTGCAAATGAAATTGCACACCCTATTGCAAAAATATAAAACATCAGGTTTAGAAAACCTGCATTGAATAATAGAAATGAAATCATACTGTGACGAACTGGGGTTTTAGATATTTTTTAGCAGATGTTAAAGTACCTGCAACTTTAATAATGTTTAAGTTATCATCTTTTAATAACTTTAATGAACTGAAATTACTGTTACCAGTTTCACTCCAATTAGATTCTATCATATCGTAAGGTATGATGCAAGCAAAATAACTCTCGATAACACCATCTTCATTAGGAATGAATTTACATAAAACGTGCCAATTAGTTTTTCTATATCCATTACCTGTCCATGAGTCTGAGTCAGATAGACTATTCTTCCACTCTATCTCTGTGTCATTGAGTGTATAGTCAAATCCTTTTCCCTCTGTAATAGTGAAGTTAGAAACTTTCTCTTGAATTTTCTCTGCAATAATCTCATCAATAATAGGACTAATTGCTTTTGTTTTTTCTTGTGTCTGTCTGTTCTCAAAAATTTTCTTGAAACTTTTTCTGTATAGTGTTTCCATTAAAGGAAGTGATACAGTATTCCACTCATCACAAATAGAGGGTAGTTGCTCCTTGAGTGCGGTTGCAACATCTTGAATATCTTTTGTGATCGCCATTGGTCTAAGTTTCATAATACAATTATTGTACATCAAAAAGGTTGAGTATGCAACATGACTCAACCAGTTTCTAAATTGTCACAATATAAGTTTTTTCTCAGGAACATGAACTCTATTGAACATTTTATTATATTGTTCTTCTAAGTTCGGTGTAACCTTCGTTATATACATGACAAATTTTTTGTCAATTTCTAGGTAAGGAACATCTGGGTCTTGCAATGGTGCAAATGGTGCGAATGCTAATTGAGTTCCATCTTGATTTGCAGGTATAGCAACAATAGCTTCTGAAATCTTAATTGACTCTGTTGTTTCTTCATTCAAGTCGCAAACGACATTTTCTCCACTAATAAAGCGGATACATTTTACTGTCATGTTAATTTGTATAGATCATTTAGATGTAAAGTTTCCACGAGTTGTTGTATCTCTTGCATTTTTTTAGTGTATAGAGATTCATCAATCATGTTGTCACGAAAATGCTTTTTCTGTAAATTCGTAACATATAATAAGATAGCGTCTTTTAAGACTACTTTTTGATCGGTGTCCAATAAGGAAGATTTAATAATACCCATTATCGCCATTTAGAAAGTGGTGCTGTTTCGTGTAATTTCTCACTCTCTATTATATCTGACTCATCAGGGTTTTGATAGTTTTGTGATGATTTCAAAGTCGAAAGATAGTGTAAGACGTGTTGCCTTATTTCCATCAATTCGCTAAAACAATCTTGATTATAAGCACACCCACGCAAATCGTGGTCTGGTTTCATAACCGACTCTGTAAAGAGGTCTAATGCCCTCTGATATTTTACAGCAGGTGATTCATTTAATCCTACTGAACCTTGATCTTTCATAGACTTTAGTATTGAGTTGTGTATTCAATTTCATAGCCTATCTCTGAACCATCTTCGATCTCTATGTCATCATAGTCATCAATATCTTTTCCAATCTTTGTCGGAATTTCCAGAATTTTTTCTTCTGTCTTTTCCTTTGGATTGATATTCATGTGAATAATCTCCTTGAGATGTACGATTTGTGCCACGTTGCCTTTTGTCACGAATAGATTTGCCATAAGAGTAATTGCCACTTTCTGACCCACCTCTACGAAATGTCTTGCCCATGTGTGATTCTGAGTTTTAAATAAACTACTTTGATTATATATTATCGATTGAATGTTAAAATAGATGAGTCATTATCATCTGTATCAATCGATTCTTTAACTTGAAGTTCCTCAAAACAATAACCTACACCATGTAGGAAGTCTTGAGTTTTTTCAACAACTTCATTTAAAATTGTTGCTTCAAACTCTTTACTTGTTACTGTCTCGTCTTCGTCAGTACAAGTGAGGGTAAACTGTGGCATCTTTTTTGCCTAAACTACCTATTTAATATAGCACATTTTTACCCTAGTGTAAAGTATCCGATATGACACTTTAGAAAGCGACATTCCATGATATAGAAATCCTTTCTCCATCTATGAAATGAGGTTGTACGAGATGCTCCAACCATGACTCAAATACAATACCATGAGACCTCGTTGGTGCAACATCAAATCCCTCTGGATTATACATTGATAACCTTGCTCCTTGTCTTGGGTCAACAACTACGAATTGTCCTTGATCTCTTGGCATTTCAGTAGGCACTTGCAACC